GATGCCAACGATCTGGCGCATAGCGGCTTCACGGACTTTCTTGTCCTCAGACTTCATGGCTTCACGGGCCGACGAGTTGAACAGCCACATCCAAACGCTGGTCAGTCCTGACATTGCGCCATGGTCTAAGGCTTTGACATCCACCGCTTTTGCATGGACGTTGGGCTTTAACGTATCGTCTGCCGTGGTCAACATGTCGCAGGTGCCGTTGGTGCTGATGCCTTACCTTGGTGGTAAGTACGGCTACTCTGAAACTATGAAAGCCCTCGGCTCAGCCACCAAGTTGTTCTTTGGTAGCGGCCTCAAGCGCAACGCAGAAATGTCTGTGCCCACGGCTGACGGCAAGTCCAAGATTGAGATAAGTGCTGGCTTCTCGCTGGACAACTACGACTTTGACGCCAAGGATACGCCGCCTGAAATCAAGCGCCTCAAGGAGTTGTCGCAGATCGCCGAGGACTACGGTTTGCTCAGCCGCTCGATGACGCATGACATCTTGGACATGGACGAGAAGTCCACGCCTTTGAATCGTGTGAACGCATGGTCTGGTTTCATCTTCCACCACGGCGAGCGCATGAACCGCCAAATCTCTTTGATCGCATCCTATGAGCTTGAGCTTGACCGGATGGCCAAGGATGGCGAGAAGATTGACAGTGCATCACGCACCGAAGCGGCCAAACGCGCAATCCAAACCACTGAACTGCTAAACGGTGGTGCATCGGCTGGCAGTGCGCCGTTGCTGGCAAAGAACTCAATTGGCAAGATCATGTTCATGTACAAGCGGTACGGTGTTTCCATGTACTACATGATGTTCAAGACGGCCCGTGAAGCCATGAAGTCTGAGGACAAGAAAGTCCGTGACGCCGCTATGCGCCAGATCGTTGGCATCTACGCCTCCGCTGGCATGATGGCTGGGGTGCAGGGTCTGCCGATGTTTGGCATCATGGCCGCTGTCTACAACATGTTCAAGGGTGACGATGAGGATGATGCTGAGACCGCCGCACGCAAGTATCTTGGTGAAGGTCTGTTCAACGGCGCGGTCAACTACCTGACTGGTACGGCTGTCGCCAACCGTATCGGCTTGTCTGACCTGCTGATCAACAGCACCGGATACCGTGAGCAAGACAACGCAGTGCTGGCATTCTTGCAACTCATGGGTGGCCCAGTCTACGGCGTAGCCGACCGGCTACAGCAGGGCGTTAAATTGATCAACGAGGGTGAGACCGAGCGCGGCTTGGAGCGTATGCTCCCCGCAGGTATCGCCAACGGGTTCAAGGGTATTCGCTTTGCAACTGAGGGTGCCAACACCTTGCGCGGTGACCCGATCACCGGTGAGATGCACCCTGCCAATGCGTACGCTCAGATGTTTGGTTTTGCACCTGCCGAGTACACCCGCCAGTTGGAGATCAATGCGTCCCTCAAGAACATTGAGCGCCGTGCTACCAAGGAACGTACCAAGGTGTTGCGCGACTACTACATTGCCGCACGAAGCGGTGACGCAGACGGCATGAGTGATGCACTGGACGACATGTTCAAGTTCAACAAGTTGCACCCCACGGCGGCAATCACAGCCGAGACTATCCAGAACTCAATGGCGCAACACATGAAGACATCGCAGGAGATGTACCACGGCGTCACCCTCAATAAGAAGCTCCGCCCTGAGTTGTTACAGAACGCGGCTGAGTACGACAACGGGTTGCTGGACTGATAAAAAAACCCCCGCTTTTTACGGCGGGGGTTAAATCTCTTTTCAAAGGAGAAACGAAGTGACAGGCAACCTGTCGGGGGCGATACTATCACAACCTTCTCCAAATGCGAACCCCCCAGTAGCCACCTTCGATTCCGGGCCGGTAGTGAACGACCCATTCCCATTGACTTGTTATCTGGTGAACCTGACGCACAAGCTCCAGCGTATTCACGCAAGGGATGAACACAGAGGCACCCGCTGGAAACTTGTCCCAGCGGACAACGATACGCACCCCATCGGGTGCGAGATCGTCAATCCTGACTCTGTTTCTCGAACAGCGCGGCGGTTGTCGCCAGAGCTTGCTCAGTTTCATCGTCCATAAACCCTGTGCAGTCCAACACCAAAACATCGGTGGGGGGCATGTTGATGTGGGTGCCCTTGCCGAGTCGAACCTTGGCTTTGATTGCCTTGGTGCTTCCCGTTCTCAGACCGTCAACAAACCCAGCGTAGTTGATCTGTTGCTTGCCGCACCATGCCTTGAGGGGCTTGATCAGCAAGTACAGCTTCTTCACATCGTACTCATACCGCGCAACGAACTGACCACGAGGTGAACTGTCGGGCACCACAATCTTGTCAAGTGAGCCAGCGGTGTTACGCGCATCCTCAGTCGATGTAATGCGGAGCATGTTGTTGTAGTTCTCAGCCATGTAGTCGGTCAGTTGGGCTTCGACATTGACGTTCATCTCACCCACCATGACTTTGGCTTCAGCCATCACCTTGACAATCCACTGCACAATCGGCGCAATCTGCCAAGTGATCAGGCCAGCTTTCTTGGCCAACATCAAACCTGCAATGGTGCGTGAAGCCAAGGCAGACCAGTAGCGGTTCTCAGCAGACAAGCTCGATGCCGAGTCAAGTTTGCGTTGCACCGTCATGGCGAGTTCTTTGACCGCATCCAAGTTGTTCAGGATGTACTGGATGTAGAGCACACCCGCATGCCCGAAGTTGTCCTTGATGGCGGTGCTGAAGACATCGGTCTCGGACTTGGTTGCGAACTTCACAGGCTCAACACGGTACTCAAGCACCCGTTGGGCTTCCGCTTGTGGCAGAGCTTTGAACAGTGCGATGCGTTCAAGCATTGAGGTGTTACCCGTTGTGCCGAACAGAGTCTTCCAAGGTTTGCCACGTACGCGCTCGACGTTGCCTTTCGGCCCCATGCGGTTGCGTTGTAGGCCGCTTGGCAGTTGGTACGCCCAGTCAGACAGGTCTTGCGGCTTGGTGTTGGTCATCTCGTCCATGTAGCAGACGATGTTCTTGTACACCTCGGCACGGTTCATCTTTGAGTTGAACGTGTCACGCTCTTGCATCACCAACAGATCAGGGTCACCCCAAATAGATGCACCTGCGTACATGGCTGTGGTCTTGCCCAAACCGGAGCCCTTGCTCCATGCGTGGAAAGCGGCGGCGTTGATCGGCTGAAACTCCATGAGGACAGAGCCCAGCGACAGCCCAAACATGAATTGGTGCAACTCCATGTTCGGTTGGTTGTAAAACTCCATGGTCTGCTTCCACTTCTCCAACGTGCCCTTGGACTTGAAGATCGGGAACAGCCCCACGGTAGCGGCAGAGGGTGAACTCACTTCAACACGGTCTTTGAAAACTTCCATGTTGCCGACAACAAACGATTCATGCTTGTCGTCCTTCCACCCAAATTGCCGACATGCTTCGTCGGCTTCAGAATTAAACTGTAACTCGTTTACCCATCTCATCGTGTACTCCATCAGTTCTTGTACGTTCAGGACTGCCACACCCTGTGCCGCAAGTTGCTTGCGAAACTCATCCTTCGTACCTACAGCAGTTAAAGGCAACGTGAACTCACGTACGCCATCCTTGGGCAAGTGCAAACGCATCACCAATGACTCACCTGCTTCGGGGTCTTTGATGCGCCGTATGACGTAGAGGTCGTTGAAATAAACCATCACGTCTTTGTCTTCACCCTCGGTGTTCTTGGAGTGCTTGAACACCCCACCACTCTTACCCCTGAAGTACGGGTGCGGGTACTTGGGGATGACGTACCGAATCGGCGTAGCCGCAGTCACATCCAGTGGTTTCTCAATGACGATGTTGTCGGACTCGTCAGCTTCCTCAACCTCACGCCCAAGGGAGATCGGTGATTTGATCTTGCCCCAGTGCTTGCAGTCAGGGCAGACACCCGCACGGTACTCGTCAAAACGTGTGCACAGGTATGGGCCTTTGATCAGGTCAACCTTGTGCTCGGTTCCTTCGGGTGTGTACTCAGGGTGCTTGGCAGAAATCTTGTGGATTGCTTTGCCACCATCAACACAGAACTTGGCAATCGACAGCCCTGCTCTCCACAAAGGCTCTGAGATGTTTGGTTGGTTGTTGACAACTTCTTTGAGTTGTTCGCACCCAGTGCCACTCATGGTCTTGATCAGTATGGTCTTGAACCGACTCACGAAACTGCCCGACAGGGCTTGCATCATGGCGTCTTGCTCTTGCGGCACATACTTCTTTGGAGGCACCAAGATTGACGAGTCATCGCCCATCAGGTCACGGAACACGTCAAACTCAATAGGTGCACCTGCCTCACCCACTAACCCCACGGGGGCAGGAGGATTGGGCTTGTGATTGTGCGTATTGGGCACCCGCAACACACGCGCCGCATCTGCTGGTACAGCAGGGTCATTGCGCATCCCGTGCTTTGTACACAGGCGTTTGAATTGCTCAGCAACAGGCACCCACGTTTCACGTGAAACAGGGGCGGTCAACGGCCAGTACACATGGATGCCACGTCCTGAATTTACGATAGTCGGGCGCGGTAGCTTCAGTTCTTTACAGAACGTGCGTAGTGCGGCAAGAGCTTCGCTCTGTGTCGCGTAGTCTTTTGTTGGCCCACAGTCAAGGTCAAGAAAGAATGATCTAAGTTGTTTTACGTTGGGTGCCTTGCGAGACCCAGCTTGGTCAAAAGTGCCCAACGCAAAATAAGCGTCATACCCTTCAGCATCTAAATTGTGAGCAGCATGGATTGCGGCATCAAGGTTGTCGTAGAACTTCTGCACCTTGCGTTCATCGGATAGCCGATAGGCAAATATGCAGTAATACCCTTCATCCCCCAGTACCGACTCCAGAAATTTTTTTGTTTCCATAGCCGCCAGTTGTTAGAGTGAATGAGATAACCGAAAAGAAAGGGTGGGGAGCGACCCCACCCTAAAACAAATCAGTCGTCCCAGTCTCCAACAATATCGCTCAACTCAGACTTCGGCTCAGCGGCAGGTGCGGCTTTCTTGGTCACCTTGATTGGCTCAGGCACTTCTTCAGCCTCAACCTTCTCGGCTTTCGGCGCAGTCTTGGCAACGATCTTCTCGTATGCAGGTGCGTCTTCTTGCTTGGTCAATTCACCCATCGGCAACGTACCCTTTGGCTCGGGAATCACGCCGTCCATTTGCGACACGTTCAAGGTGATTGCCTTAATGGTGTCAGGATGGTTTTGCAACTTGACTGCAACCTTGAGTTCTTCTTCCTCCAGTGCACGCACGGGGCTGAACACAAGTTTAGGAGTGGCGCTGTCAATGTCAAAACGCATCTCGGTCACGATGGAAATCGCAGGGGTGTTGTACGCCTTGAGGTGACGACCGTAGGCTTGCAGTGGCATCTTCTTACCCTCTGCATCACCGAACACAGATGTTGATGGCAGTGTTATCTGATACACGGCTTCTTTATGCAACTCACCATCGAGCGCCACGGCTATACGCTGTTGGAAACGGCAGGCGCGTGTGTCGCCTTGACCGGAGCCCTTGATGTGTTGCTTGCAGTCTTTGCAGAACTTGGCTTGACGCTGATCTTCGGGCACTGCCTTGTCAGGGGTTTGCGTGTCGCTTGACCAGCACGTGGGCTTGGTCTTGGCACCCTTGACGTATGTGCCTTCAAAGAACATACGCGACACAGGTGCGGCGTTGATCAGGATGACTTTCATTGAGCGTTCTTCGCTCACACGAACTTCTTTGCCACCAACATACTCGCGGAATGCGCCGCCTTCAATGCTGATGCGCTTGTTGCCACTGCCGCCACCCGCAAGGGTACTTGTCAGGCTGTCTTCTACTCCGCTCAAGAGGGCGAGGGCGGCGTTGTTGGGTTTTCCAAACAGGGTCATTTCGTTGCTCATTTTCGTTTCTCCAGTTAAATATCTTCGTCAGGGTTGTTGAACGCCAATTCAAGTTGAACAGGTGCGTTGGGGTCTTCAGTTTTCGGTTCTTCTGGTTCGTCTTTGGGTACGCTTGACAGCGCCGCAACCACCTTGGATACGTTGAAGCGGTATGTGTTACCGATCTTCAGGTACGTGTCCTTGGGGATGTAGCCCTGTCGCACCCATGCGCGAACAGTTGATACCGAAACCGTGAAGTGCTTGGCCAATTCTTCGATTGGCACGAATGGTTCGCTCATCACTTTCTCCGTACGGTTATGGTGTATTCGCTATCCACATTGAGTCCCGGTGGTAACGTGTCAGGATTGGCCTCAAGGAACTCTTTGAGGTTGGTTTGATGTATGCGCTCATGCAGTAACTGCGGCGCATTGTGCTCAACGATGAACTTGTGCATCGACTCCCAGTCGTTTGTCCAATAGTTCACCTTGACGGTGCGATAGAACAAGCCTTCGCCTGTGCGTACGCTGTCTACGTTTTGCTCTTTACAGAAACCCAAGAGGGCAGACTTTACTTTGTCCATCTGACCCTTGAGCTTCTTCTCCTCGGTCTCGTAGGCCACACGCATCTCGTCG